GGCCTTGGAGGATCGCCCCGTTCACGAGGAGCCACCGCCAGCAGTCATACGCGGTACAGCCCGGGTTCGTCAGGTGCGTGTGCGGCGGACCCTGAGACCCGAAGGAGTGAGCCTCCGCGGTCGGCGCGGAGGGGACGACGACTCCGGTCGTGACGGCGGTCAGCCCGACGGTGAGCCCGAGGGAGAGAGCGACAGGGGCGGCGAGCCGGCGGAGTCGAGGGAGTCGAGGGAGCATGACGGCGATGCTAGCCGCCGTCAGACGAGGACAGCGGTACATCGACAGCGGACGTGATCGGGCGGCATGAGGCGACCGTCGGAGAAGGTTTCGTCGAGGCCGACCGTCTCGCCGTGTAGGCCGAGACAGACAGGGCAGGCGGTCGAGTCGGCGTGCCACGACTTGCGCTGATCGAGCGGGAACGCGCCTTCGGCCTGACCCTCCTTCCAGGTCCGCCAGCGGCCCACGTTCCGGGCTTCCTGTACCTCCCAGCGGGCGATGTTCTCCGACCGCTTCCGGAGGAGCCGGGCATGGTAGCGGTCCGTCATCCGGGCGACCTGCGCCGCCGGCCGGCCGTCGTCGATCAGGCGGCGGCGGTAGGTGGCGACGGCAGTAGCCCAGCGCGGGTGAAGCCCGACGACGGCGCGGACCTCGCCGGCTACGACGTCCATCGACCGGCCCTTCCCGATCCCGTCGACGACGATCGCCCGGATCGCGTCGCGTGACGTCTCGGTAACCGCGGTGACGAGCCGCGCCGAGTGTTCGTAGCCCCAGGTGCGGGCGAGGACCGTCGCATCGAAGGTCGTCGTCCAGTCGAGGCCGGCGGCGACGGTCGTCGTGATCGTCGACAGGTACTCGGCGACGAGGAGCGGCTCCCAACCGGCGAGCGCCGCCCGCCACGCGATCCAGTCGACGGCCTCGACCGCGGCGACAGCGGAACGGGCCTGCAACGCTTCCGAGAGCGGTCCGAGGGCGACGACCGCCGCGGCCGACGCGGCGACGAGCACGGCGGCCATGCGGCGCTCCTCCGCGGTCATGACGTCGGGGAGCGGAGCGTCGAGGTCAGGCACGGCCGCGATGCTACGTCGGACGCGATCGAGCGGCCCGGACGCCAGCCGTGGGTCGGGGCCGCTCGACGCAGCGGGACAGGTTGCAGGGCCGCTCCCCGCGACGTTAGGTGCTGATCGGCTTCCGACCGCGGAGGATGAGGAGCGCCACTCCGGCGGCGAGCATGAGGACCGCCGCCCCGAGGGCGGGCCCCTCGTCTCGGCCGGTCGCCGGGAGCCGGTCCGGGGTCGAGGTCGGCGGCCGGTTCGCCGGGGGCGGCGAGGTCGGCCGCTTCGGGGTGACGGGCGGCGCTCCCGGCGGGGCGGCCGGGATCGTCGGCGGTACCGCGGGCGGTGCAGCCGGTGTAGGCGTCGTGGGCGGCGTGACGGGCGGCGAGTCGCAGCCGACGCCGTTCCTGATCCACGGCCCACCGACGAGTCCGCGCTCGTCGCCGGGCTTGGTGTAGACGGCCTTCACGTCGAGTTGTCCGTCACGGCAGGGAACGGAGTCCTGTAGCCGGATCGTCGTCGAGCCGGGCGGGATCGTCCCGGAGGCCGTGTCGACCACTCCGCCGTCGCCGGACTTTCCGACGTGATGCCGGATCACTACCGGCGTCGGGATCGCCCGGGGGGCGTCAAGCGTGTAGTTGACGACGACGACGTGCCCGGTCGCGACGACGTCGGCGGAGAAGTGTGTTCCGTCGATCGTGTGCCCGGGGATATGACAGGCGTAGGGGACGTCCCGAGGGAGCGCCTTCTGCCCGCCGCAGTTCGCCGCATGGGCGACCCCCTGAAGGCCGAGGGGGAGGGACAGCAGGACGAGGGCGGCGGCCCCGACCTGTGCGAGCCGGCGCTTCACTCGGCACCGTCCTGAGTCGCCGACGAGGGACCGGCCGCCCTCGCGGAGCGGGAGGCCCGCGGGGTGAGGGACCGGACGAGCCGCTCCTGCTCCGCGAGCGCCTTCTTGGCGGCGCGGAGCGCGTCCTTCGCCACCTTCACGTTGTCGTCGAGGAGGGCGATGCCGACCTCCCGCTCCCGGGTCGCTTCCGTCAGGAGCGTCGCCGCGTCCTCGGCGACCTCGGCGAGCGTGTCGCGGATGACGGTCTCGTGTGCGAGGAGGTCGGCCCGTCGGGACACTCCGGGGAGGTCCAACTCGGACGGGTGTTCGGGGGTCTCGGTGATCGGGCCGGACAGGCCGGTCATTGGGGTGGGATTGAAGTCGGGCATTGGGGTCGTGTCTCCTTGGTGTCGGGGTCGGGGTCTGCTACTCGCCGTCGAGGACGGACCGGAGCCGTGTGGCGGGCCGGTCCTCGGCCGGTCGGTTGGCGACGTCAGCGATCCAAGCCAGGTCGGCCTGTTCGATGCGGCGCACGATGTTCGCGAGGAGTCGTCCATGCCAGGTGTGACGTCCTCGACGGTCGGCTATGACGCCGATCCGCTCGGCGGCCCGTTCGTAGGGGGAGCGGTAGTAGGCGACGACGAGGAGGCGGGCCGTGATGGTCGACTTGCCGAGGCCCGGGGTGCCGGCGGAGAGGAGCCGGGCCGAGTCGAGGAGCGGTACCTTCATGGCGGCGGCCATAGCCGCCGGGCCGACGTAGGACAGGTGAAGGCCGACGGTCGGGGAGCCGGTCGGGGCGGGCCAGGGGGCGGCCGGGCAGGCATGGGCCTCGACGAGCGCCGCGGTCACTACGGGCCCGAGGTCATGAGGGGAGAGGGTCGCTCGGCAGGCGGGGCAGGTCACCATGAGCGCATCATCCCTCGGGGCCGGTGTAGGCGGGGGCGTCGTCGGTGCCGTGGTCCGACTCCTCGCGGCAGTCGAGGACGGCGGCCTCGTCGATGACGTAGCCGACCGTTTCGCCGGTCGGGGTGCAGACCGGGTAGCGGGTCGACATCGGGCCGAGGTAGGGGACGGCGGCGACCTCCTCGGGGCGGACGACGAGCGTCGCCGTGCCGTCGGTGAGGTCGGGATGCCGGGCCTCGACGTAGATGAGTCCGCCCAGGCCGACGAGGCGGCGGACGCGGGTTCCGGCGGGGAAGCGGACGGGGGGACGGGCGGGGCCGTCGACGCCTTGGGTGACGTCGACCCGGAGGTAGTGATCGCCGATCGGGTCAGGCATCGGGGTCATAGCCTCCGTCGTAGCGGCGCTCTAGCCAGGTCGGGCGGCTAGTCCCGCCGTGAAGCGGGCAGTTCCAGTCCATCTCGCACTCGCAGCCGTAGGCCTGATCGTCGGCGGCGGCGTCACGGTCGAGGGCCTCGGCCCGGAGGGCGAGCAGGGCGTCCGCCAGGGTGGGGTCGTCGAGGGCGATCAGGTGACCGATCAGAAGGGAGAGGTCGTGATCCGTCAGGACGGGGGCCTTGACGGTGATCAGTGTGGCGGTATCGGTGGTGCTCATGACAGGCACTCTAGCGCCGATCGGCTAGGGCGTCAAGCGGTGCCGGGCGATTACTACTCGCCGGTCGTGACCTCGTCACTCTCCGCGGCGTCCCCCTCCGGGATCACCCCAGCCGCCCCCGGCCCGCCGCCGGAGCCGCCCTCGTCGACGGCCTGAGCGTCCGGGACCGGAAGGTCAGCCCGCCGCATCAACTCGGCGAGGAGCCCCTCATCCGGGAACAGAGGAGCACCCGACCCGGAGATGTCCGTCAGGAACTTCCCGAGGGTCGCCAGGTCGACCGCCCGAACCTCGCCATGCGACAGGGTCGGACAGAGATTCCGGTCCGTGATCCCGTTCAGCCGGCAGAGCGTCGGGATCGCCCGGTCATTGAACTGCGCGGCGATCATATCGACCCACGCTTCTAGGCCGGCGGTGAACAGGTCGACCTTCGTCCCGGCGAGCGACACGCCGAGCCCGGTCCCGACCCCCTCATGCCCGAGGAGGATGAAGTCCGCGAGGGTCGTCATCGCTATCCGCTGGTCGTAGCGAGAGATGACCTTGTCCGTGTCGAACTGTCGGGTTCCGCCGGACGTGAGAAGCCCGAAGGTGTACCGCTGATTTCCGGCGGCGTCGTAGGACGACGGCCAGAGGAGCCCGTCGGTCTCATTTCGGCGGACGAGCCGGACGGTCTTCCTGATATTGGCGACGGTCGCCTTCTCCGCCGCCGACGCGTCGGCCCCTAGCATCGTGTCGGGGACGGTCGCCATCGGGAGCCCGGCGAGGTCACGTTCTATCCCGATCGCTTCGTACTCCTCGATCCGCCGCTTGAAGAACCACGGCCGATAGGCGGAGCGGAGGAGGGAGCGACCCTCCGGGTTCCCGCGGCGGGCCGACGTCCGGAAGTGAAGCGACTTCGCCAGCGGAATGTCGACTATCTCGCCGGTCTCGGTGACGTACTGGCGCATCCCGACGAGGGTCCGCTGGTCCTCCCCGTAGAGCCACTCCTGTAGCGACGACTGAGACCGAGACGCGATCGACGCCCAGCCCCACCAGCCATCGTCATAGATCGACGAGGCCGGCCCGCCGAGAGGCTGATCACCGCGCCGCCGCTTGTAGGTGACCTCCGACCACGCCCAGCCGTAGGGGAGCATCTCCAACGCTTCGGAGATGACGTCCGGCCAGGTCTGCTCCATATCGTGAAGGCAGGACCCGACCTGTTGCGCGACCTCGGCCGCCCGGGCCGACGGCTCGACGTCGTCGCCGAGGTCATGCGCCGGTTCGATCTGCCATTCGATCTGCCGGATCGACAGTTCGACGGCGAGGAGCATCGCCCCTACGACGGGGTCGTTCTCCGACATCTCCCGGAAGACGCGGCGACCGGCGTCGCCCTGTAGTTCGGGGAGGAACTCCTCGACGATCGTTCCGCCGTAGCGGTGGAGCCCGTAGGAGCCGATCGGTACGGCCGGGTCGAAGTGATCGAGGTCAACCTCGTCGGTCATGGCGTGCTCCCTTCGCTACAGGTGGCGACCGCCGCTATCCGGGCGGCCACGGCGGCGTCGATCGAGTCGGCGAGCACCCCGGCCTCGTCGCCGAGCGCCGCGACGGTCGGCCGGTCAGCGACGGCGATCGCGCCGAGCCCCCGGAGGATCGTCTCTAGGGCTCGGCCCTGAGCGACGTCGAGGTCTCCGGAGATGACCGACCGGCAGCCAAGTTCCGCGTCGAGGAGGTCGACGCGGCTTCGGAGCCGCTCGACTACTTCGCGGAGGTCGCTCACCTGTTCGCCTCGGGCATGCGAGGTCTGAATCTGAGCGATCTGCGAGAGGATCACCGCGACGGCGGCGAAGGTGACGGCGATCCGGAGGAGCGCACGGCCGGGCGGGAGCGTCGACCTCGCCGGGGCGGCCTGCGCGAGTACGGCGGCCCTCTCCGCGTCTGTCACGACGCCATTCGGGTCAGTCACTCGCTTCCCCTACGATCGGCGTGGGTCCGGTGGGGTCCTGGATGATGTCCTGCACGTGCCGTCCTAGTTCCTCGACTCGGAGCCCGAGCGCCGACTTGTGTTCCTCGCATCGTCTCACGGCCTCGTCGAGAGCGGCGAGCCGGTCATCCTGTCGGGCGATCCTTCCCCGGAGCGCCTTTATGGTTTCACCCTGACGGCGGTTCGCAGCGGATAGGAGGTCATTCAGGCCGCGCTGAGCCTCGACGACCGCTTCCAGTTCGGCGGTCGTCGCGGCCCGATCCTGTAGGACGGCGGCCCGGTCGGCGGACAGGCCGGCGGCCTTCTCCGCGGCGCGGGCCCGGAGGTATCCGGCGACCGCGATGACCGCCGCGACGCCGGCCGCGACGATCCCGTAGGGGGACTGACCGGCGATAGTCGGCGGGTCGGCGACCTGAGCGACGATGAAGCCCGCGGCGATCGTCGCGGCGGCGATCGTCGGGTGGGCCATCCGGGCCGATGGTATCGACCCTGCCCGGATCGCTACCGGCGTCGGTCAGGTTTCCCGGCGCGTCCTCGGCCCTGTGACCACCCTCCGTACACGGCGGCGAGGAACGCGGCCGTGTAGATCGTGATGGCGGACACGGCCCAGGCGTGCCAGCCGTCCCCGAGGAGACCGATCACGATAGGGACCGGGATGCCGAGGAGGATCAGGAGGGCGGCGACGTGCGCCCCTCGGGACGGTGGGCCGAGGTCGCGGGCCTCAACCCACCGCTCCGGCGGCGGCCAGGGTCCGTCTCCGTCGTGTCTCATGCCGTCACGTCCTCTCGGCTCGGCGACAGGGACCGCCGCGCCCCCCACAGCCCGCCGGAGGTCTTCGCTAGGCCGACGTCGGCGAGCCGGTTGAGCGTGTTCCTGGCGGTCCGGTCCGATGTCCCCACCTTCCGGGCCACCGCGGTCTGCGACAGGGGCTCGTCGAGGAGGGCCCGATAGATCGCCTCGGCATAGGTCAGGCCGGTGCCGGCGAGGGCTGCGGAGATGTCGGGGGAGAGGTCCAGGCCCCTCGGGGCCTCCGCACGTCCGTCACCCCCTATAACCCCACCGTGTAGAGGGGCCCTGACGTCAGGTCCAGGCCCCTCGCCGCCCCCGGGTCCAGGCCCCTCGTCCAGGCCCCTGCCAGGGGCCGTGGGGGCCGGGAGCGCGATGGGCGCGGCCTCGGTAGCGGTCGTGTCGATCGCGTCGCTCCTGTCGACGTACAACGGATGGGGGGAGAAGTGCTGGACCTCGGGGAGTGACAGGGCGAACCGGTCGAAGTCGAGGTCGTCGACCCACCAGGCCCGAGCCCGGACCGGGACCTTGTCGCCGGCTCGACGGACGAAGCAATGGCCGCCCTTCGGGAGATGCGAGCAGTCGTAGCCCTTCCCCGCCATCCCCTGCCCGAGTATCAGGTCCGACGCCTGATCCGAGTCGGTGGCGAGGGCGATCTTCGTTCCGAGGTTCCGTCGGGTGTTCACGTCGAAGATGGCGTGCTGCGGGGACTGAGTCCCGACGACGAGAGTGATCCCAGCGCCGGCCGCTTCGGCGGCGAGATGCTGTAGCCGAGCCTTGATCTTCTCGGTGCGGACGGCGTTCGCCGCTTCGTCGATGACGAGGATGATCTGCGGACCTTCCCCGCGGGCCGAGCCGGGAGGGGAGGGTCGCCACTGTCCGGTCCGATGAGCGCCCTTCCGGCCGTGATAGCGGGCCTCCATCGTCGCGTAAAGCGTCTCGATCATCGCTTCCGCTTCCGGGGCGGTCGTCGCGTACCGGACAGCGGCCGGTTCCCAGCGGGCGAAGTCCGCGCCCCGCTTCGCCGTGTCGATGATCCACAGTTCGGCGTCGAGGGCGGCGGCGGCCGCCGCGCAGGCCATATGAAGGACGTGAGTCTTACCGGAACGGGTCATCCCGCCGACTAGCCAGTGTTCGGCGATGAAGTGAAGGACGATCGGCCGGGACGTCTCCAAGATGCCGACCGACAGGCCGGCGGCGATCCGATAGTCAACGTCGGGATACGGCCACGGCTTAGGAGGCTCGGCGAGCGGGTCATGAGTCCGGACCGAGATATGGGCGATCGAAGCGTTCTGCGGATCGGCCTTGATCGTCACCTTCGTCTTCCCGGTGCCGAGCGTCGAGGCGAGGGTCCCCTCCCGCGACGAGAGGGCCTGAGCGTCCCCCGGGACTGACACCTTGAAGTCGATCCCGGTCGCGGTCGGTTCGGGGTCGTCGATGATCTTCGACTCCGGGGGGAGCCCGGCGGAGTGAGCGATCTTCGTCCAGTGATCCCGGATCAGTCGGATCGCCCGACGATGCTCGACCTTCTGCTCATGTTCGGCGACCCACCGCCAGCGGTAGCCGAAGGACCGCCAGCCGATGACGACCGTCAGGAAGATCAGGCAGGCGGCGGCGGGGAGCGGGCCGGCGACAGGGATGGAGAGGGTCGCCGCGCCGACCCAGGCGAGGACGAGCCCGAAAGCGGAGACGTAGGGGCGGAGCCGATGCGAGATGACGTCGACAGCGAGCCCGGCGAGGGCGATGCCGACGAGGACGACCATCGTCTGCTGTAGCGGCGTGAGGACGCCGAGGGATAGCCCGACGAGGGCGGCGGCGGCCGTGGCGATCCACCAGGGGAGGGCGTCGGCTCGGGTGCGTGGGGTCTCGGCCATACCGACAGGGTATGACCGGGGCGCGCTAGAGGACCGGGGGTCAGAGGCGGAAGGCGCGGCGGACGGCGGTCGTGACGATCTTCACGCGGATCATGAGGCGGCCCACTCCGATGCCGACGAGGAGCCCGACGACTAGCCCGGGGGAGATGAGCCCCGCGCTAGTCGTGTCGGCGGCTTCCCAGGGGCCGGGGACGCAGACCCCCTCGACGGCGACCGGGGGGACGGTCCCGGTGCCGGGGACGGTCGTAGTCGTGGCGTCTCCGTCGGACCAGGCGTAGACGAGGGTCACGGCGGACAGGCCCCTACGTTGCGGCGGTGATCGCCTGACGTGAACCCGCAGGTGTTACAGGCGTGGACGTGCCAGCCGACGGCGGTCGGGTGAGGCTCGCAGCGGTCGACGTCGTCGGAGCCGCAGGCCGGGCAGCGCAGCGCGGCGCTCATGACCGGCCGCCGCGCCGGCGGATGACCCGGCCGACGATCGGGCCGGCGAGACAGGCCACGGCGAACCAGCCGGCCAGGAGCCCGAGGGCGGCGGTCATCGTTCCCAGCCCCGGGCGAGGTCGAGTAGGGCGGCGTTCGCCTCGGCCGCCGTGTCGAACGGGCCGGCCGCGAGCATGTGTTCCTCGGGGAGCGGAGCGGAACAGACCTTCACGTCGGCCGACGCGTGGGGGGCGTGCGGGTTGGAGAGGACCCAGGCGACGACGTAGCCGGTCAGGTCCCGGGCCCCGTTGTCCCGCGGGTCCCGGCCGGTCAGGCCCCGGCGGGGTGTGGTCCGAGACTTGCGCCACTCCCGCATGTAGGCCGCTCGGCGCGATCGGCGATCGGCGGCGGAGCCCCGCGATGTTTCACGTGGAGCATTCATCGGCGTTCGGCTCCTGTGTCGTGGCCGTAGGCACGTTCCCGTTCCTCGGCGAGATGAGTGAGGCGGAGGGCGGCGAGGTCGAAGGCGACGCCGCGGCGGAGGGCCCGGATCAGGGACCGTTCGGCGAGATGAGAGGGCTCCTCGGGGAAGCGGCGTTCGTAGTCGAGTCGCCACGCTTCGATGGCGCGCTCCTCGGCGAGCGGCAGGTCACGCCAGGATCGGCCGGCGGCGGCGATCATCGGGCGGCGACCTTGGAGCCGGCGAGCGCCCAGCCTCGACCGTCGACCGTGAGCGCCCAGCGCGACTGATAGGTCTCGGGGTCGGGGTCGTAGACGAGCCAGCCGTACTCGGTCATCCGGTGTAGGAGGCGGGCGGCCGTCATCGGATAGGTCCCGCGGATAGCGCCGTTCCTCCCGTAGACCCGGGTCCGCTTCGACGTCTCTGGCCGGTCAGGGTCGACGGGCCAGAGGACGTCGGCGACCTGTCGGGCGGTGACCCGAGCGGCGTCGAACAGGAGGACGTGAGCGACTCGGGGATTGTCCCGATGCCGGCGGTTGATCCGCTCGGCCTCGGCGGTCTCGATCGACAGGACGGCCATGAGGGCCCGCATCTGCGGGGCGGTCGGACGGCGGAAGGCGGTCATGACGGGGCGAGCCAGCCGGCGAAGAAGGCGACGAGACGGCGGTGAGCGGCAGGCGTCAGGGTGTCTCCGGCGTCGTCGTAGAGGAGGTCGTCCTCGTCGTAGCCGGGGACGTGCTCTAGCGCGTAGTTGACTCGGGCGGCGGCCGTGTAGCGGCGGTCGTTCTGATGGCGGATGATCTGGTTCGTGAGGTCGGCGGCGGCCTGACCGTGACCGGCGGCGACTCGGGCGGCGACTCGGCCGTGCGGGTCTACGACGAGGTCGTAGCCGTCGGGGTCCGGGTCGAGGTCGGCGGTGAAGGCGGACATCATGAGACCTCGAAAAGTCGGTAGCGGCAGCCGCCGGAGATGTACTGGCCGGCGTTGACGGCCTGACCGCCGATCAGGGCGAAGGCGTGACCCCGGCGGCGACGCCAGGCGGAGACGAGGTAGAACCCGCCGGAGCGGAGCGCCTCCTCGATCGTGAGCGGGGAGGGGGCGACGGTCCAGCCGGCGGAGCGGATCGCCTCACAGGTCACTTCGGCGGGGGCTCCCTGTCCGGGGAGGCGGCCGGCGGCGGCGAGGAGGGCCTCGGCCTCCCGGTAGGTGGCGGCGGTGAGGGCGGCGACGGCCTGAACGGTGCAGTCGGAGCGCTGCCGGTCGGTGCCGGGGCGGTAGCCGAGGCGGGCCCGGCAGATCGAGCATTCCATCGGGGGGAGGAGATGCACGCACTCCTCGGTTTCGGCGGTGAGGGCCTCGGTCATGACTGACACTCTAGCGCCTCTCCCCCATCCTGTCAACCGGCTCGGGGGCATTTCTAGGCGACGTCTCGGGCCGGGCGCGACGTCTGATGCCAGCCCGCACACTCCGGGCATTCATAGACGCGGACCGGGAGCCGGCGCGCCGTGTCCCGAGCCCCGGCGGTGATCCGGTGAAGCGCTGCGGTCGCCTCCGCCTTATCCCGGTACCGCTGCTTCCCTGACCAGCAGCCGCCGGCCGTGTTGTGTTCCCGACGGGTCCGCTTCACCCATCGCTTCGGACCGGGATGATTCCGGCGGGGCATCGTGTTACCTCCTGTCGAGGACCCCGCGACGTCGCGGGGTCGGGACCTTCTCCATGTAGCGGGCCCGCGACGTCCTGAGCCGCCAGAGGTAGGCGGGCGTCGGAGCCCTGCTGCCCTTGCGACGGTTGTGCGGGCCGCATAGGGCTTGACCGTTCTCGACGGTCGTCGGACCGCCGAGCGCGTGAGGCCAGACGTGATCCGCTTCTAGCGTGACCCCGGCGGCTCCGTGGAACGCCTGACAGCGCGCCCAGCCCGCTCCGACCCACTCGCACTGTCCGCCGGCTCGGGCGATGATGTAGGCCCGCTCATCCGGCGTGAACCCCCTCCTGCTGTCCCTACGGCGTCGCGACCGGGTCTCGCGCCAGACCCATCGCAGCGCCTTCGGGACAGCGAGGAGGGCTGCGAGGATCATCCTCCGGCCTCGTCGTGCGCGGACGAGGAGGACGAAGGCGACCACCGCAACCACCTGCCAGAGTACCGACGCGGCGGCGATCACCGCGAGGACCTCTGGACGATCTTCTCCGCTTCACGGACAGCCCGGCGGGCCTGTCGGTTCTCTCGCGCCCGAGCGGCCCGCACGGAGGGCTCCTGTAGCCAGATCACGAACCAGACGACGGCGAGGAAGGCGAGGAAGGCGACGCCGAGCACGAAGGAGGTCGAGTCGATGCCGAAGGAGGTCGAGTCGATGCCGAAGGAGGTCGAGTCGATGCCGAAGACGGACCCACCGGGCGGCGGGAGCCTCACGGCCGGACCTCGACGCGGAGCGGGAGGGTCACGGTGGCGCGCCGCGACCCGTCCCGGTCGAGACGGATCGCGGTCACTCTCCCGATGGCGGGCGGAGTCGGATGATCCCCGGTCCTGACGTAGACAACGACGGTCATGCCGACGTCGAGCCCTTCCCCCGAAACGATCACGTCGAGGAGGAGCGGGATTCCCGGGGCCGTCCAGGACGTCGACTCTTGCGGCGCTGTCACGGTCCGACCTCGACGCGGACGGCGACCGTGACCGTCGCCCGGTGAATCTGTCGGCCGGCATGGTCGTAGCCGATGCGGGTCTCCGTGACGCGCCCGACCATCCGGGTCGCCTCGCGCTGGCCGGCGACAAGCGCGCTGATCGAGACGTCCACCTGATCGCCGAGAGCCAGGCCGGGGTCGATGACCTCGACGGCGAACGGAACGGTGGCGACGACGACCTGTCGGGGGCTCACGATTCTCCTAGGGCTGCGTAGATGCCGAGGGCGGAGGCGGTCAGGTACGTTTCGAGGTCGAGGCCCTGGACTTCCGCTTCGGCGAGGACCGACCCGAGGACCGAGGCGAGCCCGACGAGCACGCGCCGTTCCTGTCCCGGCGGGATCAGTTCGAGGGCGGCGCGCATGAGTGACCAGTCGCCACCGGGGCGGGTATGGGCGCAGGCGGTCGTGATCGCGATGACCGCTTCGATGGCGGGAAGCCGGTCGTCGCTCATCGGTTCGGGAGGCGGGCTACCTCGGCCGTCCCGAAGGCGGCGATGAGCGGCAGCGCGCAGAGGTCGCAGGCGTACACGGATAGGCCGGCGGTCGTGTCGGACCAGCCGGCGGTCGACACGCGCCAGACCTGCGGGCGGGGCGTGTCGAGGTCGAACTCGGCGGCCATCGCTTCGTCCTCGGGGCCACAGTCGCACGCTTCGCTGATCGCGTCGACCGTCGCCACTAGGGCGTGTTCGGCGACCCCCGGAAGGGTCTGCTGATCGTGGAGACTCATGAGGCGATCCTCTCTCTCGTCAGGTACACGGTTAGAGCCCTCCGGGGGAGAGGAGCCGCCGCGGACCTCGGCCCCTCCCCCCGGAAGATGTCAGGCCGGAACGGCGACCTTGTCGCCTTCCAGTGCCGCCGCGACGGCCATGAGCCGATCGGTGCGGCCGGTGACCCGGGCGAGGACGTCGAGGACCTCGCCGTCCGCCTTGGCGGTCGACCCGTCGAGGGCGTTCGCCATGTTCCGCTCGGCCCGGTGATCGACTCCACGGACGGTCGACTCATGATGCAGGTAGGTGTTGAACGCCTGCACGACGCCGAGGGCGGTCCCGAACCAGGTCGAGGCCCGAGGGTCCGTCATCGCGATCCGGGTGACAGCGTCACGCTTCCGGGCAGCGATCGTGACGGCATGAGGGGTTGCCTTCGGGCCGACAGGGATCGGGACGACGGCCTCGACGACCCGACCGAACTCGGCCGGTGTCACGTCCCACTCGCAGAGCGCCCGGATGGCGGCGGAGATGCTGTCGCCCGCCGTGTAGAGGAGCCGAAGGGCGTCGCGGGTCTCGGCGATCCTGAGCGACGAATGCCGGGAGTGCTTCACCCTGACCGTCGGGGTCGCCTCGGACATTCCGAGGTCGAGCGTGTTGTCACAGACGACGGCCTGCATGCACAACTTGAAGCGGGAGGCCATCGACCCGTTGAACGACGTGCCGGCGAGGAAGAAGGGCCGGAAGGTGAACCCCTCGGGCGTCTCGATCGAGTCGGGCAGTTCGACCTGTACCCACGCCTTCGCCCGGTGAGACAGGAGCCCGGCGGAGCCGATCCCCAACTCATCGCCGAGGATCGACGCGACGTTGTCGATCAGCCACTCCTGGTACTGGTGACCGGCGTAGCCCGAGGAGTGATGCCCTAGGCGGGAGTCGTCGTCGGAAGCGAGCCAGTAGCGGTCGCGCTCGACCTCGACGACCCGGTAGGCGAGCCCGTCCTTCCCGATGTACGACATCGCGGGGTCATCGACGGAGCAGGGGACGAGGGCGGCGGCGAGCCGCTCCTGAGCGGTGAAGTTGAACAGGCGGCGAAGGACGTCGTCGACGGGGATCGCCCCGGGGTAGTGGTTCGGCTCGTCGCCCTGATCGGCGGCCCGGTAATGCCAGGCGTTGCCGCGCTTCTCGGTGAAGCCAATCAGGGTGTTGGTGTTGAGCCAGGTCATCGACTCTTGTGACATCGGGTGGTGCTCCTTCGGTTTGCGGCCCGCTCATCGGGGCCGGTGACAGACACTCTAGCGCGTACCGCCCGGCGTGTCTAGCCGTACCGGGTAGAAATCTCGACGTGGTTCGCGGCCTCGTCCTCCGCCGCGGCTTCGGACAGGACAGGCGTCCCCGCCCACCCACAGAAGCACTCCGCCGTTGACACTCCGTCGACCGTCGTGACGATCCAGGCGTGCTGCTGTACGGCGTCGTAGCCGCAGGCCCGCAACTCGGCGAGCGTCGGACACGACGCGCGATCCTCCGCCCCTTCAAGCCAGACGCGGACCCGGTAACGGGTGATCGCCATATCGAACCGTGCGGCGTTCGCCTCGTTCCGCGCCCTCTCCTCCGCCGTGTACCGGCCCCGAGGCCCACGGCCCTTCCAGCCGGTCACGAGGACACCCGAGGGAACCGGCCGGGCCGGACCTGCGAGACGTACTGCCGGGACACGCCAAGCCGGCGGGCGAGGTCGACGCCGGGCGTCTGATCGTCGGCGCGGATCAGGAGCATCGTCTCGCCGGGTGGGAGCCCGGGCCGACGTGCCGTGAGGGCGAGATGATCGGGGGCGCAGCACTCCGGATCGGCGCAGGTCGGTCGGGGAGCGCTCCCGGGGGGCGGGTCAGGGTGACCGGCGGCGGACCAGACGGCGCGGCGGGCGGCCCGGATGCCGTGGATACCGCCGCCGACTCGGGGCGGGGCGTCGGCGGCGGGTCGACCGCGGCCGTAGGTGATCCAGTGGCGGTGGCCGTCACGGTCGGGCGGCGTGAGTCGCTGATCGAGTATCGGGTTCATGATGTCGCCCATCCTGCTCCGGGGGCGGACGAGGGGGCCGGCCGGGGGAGGTCGAGGACGGCGTACCAGTCGACCTGTTCGGGGTCGTCGAGGCCGGCGGCGAGGGCGTCGAGGTCGTCGATGCGGAGCGACAGGGACCCGAGGAAGGTCCCGGCCCCATCGCCGGAGACGTTGGCGCGGTGGTCATGCGGGGCGAGCCCGAAGCGGGCACGGACCGCGGCGCGGGCGTCCTCCCTGAGCGCCGAGACTCTCTGATGGTCGGCTAGTTCCGCTGCTCGCGTCGCACGGTCGAGGGCCTCACGTTCCTCGCGGACCCGGACGGCCTCCGCGTCGGCTACGGCCTTAGCGGCGACGTAGGGGGCGGCGACGGCCCAGGGGGCGCGGAGTTCGCGGATGCTGACGGTTCGGGGCTCCTCGTCGGCGACCCATTGGACGGTCCACGACCAGCGGGATTGGGGGCGATGTATGGGCTCCACCGTGAGGCCGTGCTCGGCGATGTAGTCGCGGGCTTCCTTCTCGTCGGCGAAGGACCGGAAGTTAGCGACGTCGCGGAAGACGACGACCGGGTAGCCGTTGGAGAAGTGATCGAGGGTCACTCGGGTGCAGCGGCCGAGGTCGCGGTCCGGGTCGAAGCGGCGGGAGTAGTTCCGGAGGTAGGCGTAGTCCTCTCCCGGGGTCAGGTCACGACGTTGCATGGTCGGCTCCTTCGATCTGCACGGCGCGGTTCTCGCACTGACGGGCGAGCGAGTCGAGCCGGTACGCTTCCAGGTGGAGCACGCTGGCCGTGTAGCGGAGGGCGGCCGGGGTGTGCTCGGGCTTCGGGATGACCTCACCGTTCCAGCGGGTCCAGCCCGGCGGCCGCCAGCGGCTACCGATCAGGGCGCGCATTGTGTCGTTGTGAGAGACCATGACGGCGAGCGCGGCTTGCCGCCATCGGGTCGGGCCGGACGATGGGGTCATGATGCGGGGACCTCCTGTGGTCGGGGTCGGATCGGGCGGCCGAGGCAGGCCGGGACGAGGGGCTCGGGGAGGGGCCATTCGGCGACGTGGCACTGGTGACCCGAGGACGTGAGGACGACGGTCAGGGTCGCGGGGACGTCGCGCTCGTCGCCGCAGTCGGTACAGCGGAGACGGTCGAGGGCGGGCCCGCGGTCGTAGCCGGTGCGGGGCGGGGTGTACCGGATGACGGTCATCGCCAGGGCTCGTCTCTCATCTCGACGTAGCGGGCGTCGGCCTCGGCCTGGCGGCGGTCCTCGTCGGTCCACGGCTCGGGCTCGATCCGCTCTAGCCAGGAGAAGGGGACGACCAGGCCGAGGGCCCGGCCGGCGTCATCGCCGAGGATGACGGAATCGGCGGACCGAACGAGGGCCTCGACGTTTCGGTCATAGACGGGGAGCCAGCCCTGCGGGGTGCGGACGGCGTCGATCGTGTAGGCGTCGAGGTCGAGGGAATCCTCGGGGGCCTCGACGGAGGGGCGGTAGGTGTAGGTGGTGCTCATGACAGGCACTCTAGCGGATCGAGCCGAGGGCGTCAAGTAGTGTCGTCGGAGATTCCGCTTGACAGGATTACGGGGCGGCGCTAGAGTGCGTGTCGTGAGCACCACCGCTCCCCGACCCGAGGAGGCCCTCATGGCCGACGTCCCCGCCTTCATCACCACCCACCAGGCCGCCGCCATCCCGGCCGGGTTCCTCCCCCTCGGGACCACGGTCGCGAACGTCGGCGTCATCGTCGACAAGACCCTGACCGCCTACGTCGTCGCCCCCCTGACCGGGACCCGCGAGACGATCGTCCCCTTCTGTCGGGTCCACGGCCAGCCCGCCCCGGTCGCCCCGCTGGTCGTCTTCGGATGACCGGGCTCCCCGTCGCCCGGCTCGACGCCGAGGGCGTCCCCCTCGACGTCGGGTCCCGCGTCCGACAGGCCCGCCCCGAACGACTCGGGACCGTCACGGACCTCGCCGGCTGCGGCCGGACCGCCTGCGCCCCGGACTGCGTCGAGGTCCGATGGGACCCGAACGCCGACGACGCCGGCCGCCCCGAATGGTGGCGTCGCCGGTTCAGCCCAGCCTCACGGCTCCTCGCCGTCGAGGAGGTCCGACCGTGAGCGCCCAGGACAAGTGGGACGCCATGATGGCGCTCCCGGGACCCGCCATTGACGTGGAGGTCGTCCGGGTCACGATCGAGGAGGGCCGGACCTTCTCGGCCGACGCCATGGAGGACCTGAACGAGAGCCTCATGGCCTGGGTCGGGACCCGGGTCATGCGCCGCTGGGAGGCCACCCACGAGCCCCCGAGCGCCCTCCGGGTCACGGTCACGGTCGAGGTATCGTGAAGCGCCCCCCGAAGGGCTTCTACGGCGTCTCCCAACTCTGGCCGGCGGAGAGAGGACCCGGCGAGCGGCGCGTCTGGTGGAGCCCCACAGAGGGCCGTGCGCTCCGATTCGTGCCGATCCCGGAGCGGGGAGCGCGCTTCTCGTCCTACTCGGCGGCCCTCACAGCGATCGCGGCCGCCTACCGGGCCGCCGGGATCGACTATCCGTCCGACAGGGTCGAACCGACCAGGCTCCCCTAGGCGGTCGCCCGGAGCGTCACTCCGGCGGCGAGCCGATCAGACACGGACTTAGCCTGCGCCGCGGCGACGTCAGCCGCGGCCTTCGCGGCGGCCGCCGATGTCGCCGCGCTCGCCGCCGCGCCCGCCGCCGCCGCGCTGTTCTCGACGGCCGCCCTCCCGTTCGGGATCGTCGCCAGCCAGGCGGTCAGATTCGCGGCCGACCCGTCGACGATCTGCGCGCCCGCGCCGAGCCAGAACATATCGACGTCGAGCGCCAGCCCCGAGGTCGGCACCTTCGACTGAGCGTTGCTAGCGACACGCCAGACGGTCCCCGATCCGTCGCGCCATAGGGAGTAGTCGGGCATCTCGGGCTCCTTCGGGTACTGACCCCAGTCGGGGTGATAGCGGGTATTGACGTCATGCGACTTCGGGGGGAGCGGGTACGTCGATCCGACCTGCTGCCGGAGGCGGGCGTTGGGGCTGAGGCGGGCGTTGTCGTGATAGCCGGTCGACGCCGACTGCCAGCCCCACGGCGCGAGGCCTCGACTCACCATCTCGTCGATAAGCCACGCCTGACCGTAGATCGGCTGCGGGCCGAGGCCGTGACCGTCGAGGTAGCCGGACTGGTGTTCTAGGGCGACGGTCAGGTCTCCCGGTTGGAGGTTGTCGTCGAAGGCGAGCGCTACCGGGGTCGTGTCGGGCCGGCCGAGGAGGCGGGCCTGCCGGCGCGCCTCCCGACCGTAGGTGCGGCCGACGGGGAAGCCGCCCCGCCATGAGTCGGCGTGAAACTCCCAGACGAGAGACACAGGGAGGCCGGCGGCGTCGAGCATCGCGTCTTCATCCGGGCCGAGGACCTTCCACGCTGTCTTATCGACGGGGTCGAGCGACGACAGGTAGCGGTAGACGCCGACGATGCCGAGGCCCGGCATGGAGTCGAGCGTGGCCTGCGAGGGCCGATAGCCGGACCAGTCGAGGACGTCCCCGGGGAGGGCGGCCACGTCAGCGGAAGTTCGTCGCGATCGCGTCGATCAGGCCCCACGTCGCCGGACCGCACACGCCGTACCATGCCTCCTCGGCGGCGGCCCTGTTCGCGTTCTGCGGGTCGAAGAAGTTGCGGACGTTGCGTTGCGCCCAGATCGAGCCGCCCTCACCGACCGCCGTGTTCGGGTTGTCGGGCTCGGCCCCGGTGTAGACCGCATAGGGGGCCTTGATCGGCTGCCGGCACTTGAACACGAGCACATGGTTGAAGTAGGTGACCTGCGGCTGCCATGCGACGGTCGCCGCCGGGGCGAATCCTGACAGCCACGACAGCGTCGGCTTGTTCCTGTCGATCGGGAACAGGCCCCACTGATCGGCGGCCGGGTTGTAGTGGACGGGGTTCGGCGGGGTGGGCGCGCCGGGCAGCGGGAACGGGGCGAGGACCCACGGAGCCCGCCGGTAGTTGCGGGATGCCGGTATCTCCCACGGCTGGATATGCCACGGCTCGCTGTTGACGTTCCGGAACGACCTGAGCCCGAACGCTGCCAGGTGGGCCTCCATCCACGGCCAGGAGGGGGCGGGGACCATATCGGCGGCGACCGCACCACCGGAGACGCCATCGGCGGGGAAGCCCTCATGGTTGGAGTTGCCGGGCGACGCGAAGCCGGGGGGAGGCGGGTTGGGCTGGATGCGCCAACCGGTCCCGACGCCGAGGGGGACTCCGACGGAGCCGGCGTAGATCATGAGCGCCCGGGTGCGCCGCCACATCTCAAAGTTCAACTGACGGATGGTGCGGAGCGTGTCGTACTGCTCGATCGTGAGGAGCGTCCCCATCCCCTGCGGGTTGCCGGCGTAGCCGAACGGGTAGAGGGCCATCAGGCGGGCTCGGTCTCCGCGGCCTCGGCGGCGACGACCGCGGCATGAAGGTCGGCGGCGACGTCCATGCCTCTCTCGTCGTGGGGTCCGCCGGGACCCGGGTACTCGGGGATCGCCTCGGGGTCGAAGTCGTCGGGAGCAGCCATGAGTCGGGATGCTACAGGGCCCCCCAGCCGCCCTCGGCGTCATCGTCGATACCGGGACGGCCCCTGCCGTCGCCCGCTCCGGCCCATTCGTTCTCCTTGACCGAGACGTCAGGGCCGACCTCGCCGGAGAGGCCGCGGTCGCCGTCGGTCAGGAACCAGTGTGCGAGGGAGAGGGCGTCTACCTGATCGTCGTGACCTTCGCCTGCGGCCGGGGGGAACAGTTCCAGTTCGTCGAGGAAGTCGTCATTCCAGGGGCCGTCGAGGATATGGAGATGTGAGCGGTAGGCGGTGATCGCTACCGGGCGGGCCCGGTCGGTCTTCGATGCGCTCGGGGTGACGCCATCGAAGTCGCGGCCGGCGAACAGGCGTCGCCGGAGCCCGTCGATCGACCAGGACCCGGAGGAGCCGCCTTCCTGTTCGACTCGGATCGGGACCCGACGGAACAGGAGCCCGTCGTCCGCGGCCGAGACGGCGACGAGCCGCTTCTCCCCCTCGGGCGGGGTCTCCCGGAAGCGGGTCACGTCGAGGACGTAGAACTCGCCATCGGCCGCCCCGTAGAGGAGCCCGGCGGTCCAGTCGGGGTCGCGGTTCGCCTTCGTCGGCTTCGTCGAGGCGAGGTCCCAGGCTCGGACTACGGCGAGGTCGGGCCAGGGGACCTCGGCGTGATAGACGAGCACCGGGCGAGGCTAGGCGCGGGGTGGCGGCCTGGTCCCCTCGGCGGCGCGCATCGCGGCAGCCACGGCCAGTACGTCGCCAGGGGGATCGGCGGCGGGGTCCGACCACCGCATGGGCCCGTCATGGGACCAGACGAGGTCGGACGGGTCGGCGGGCCAGGTCGCGGCCCCGGGCGGATCGTCGAGGAGCCGGATTCGGCCGTCCTCGGTCAGTTCGCCCAGGACGCGGCCGGCGACGTCGGCGACGAGGCGGCGGTGGGGCGGGTCGGTGAGGTCGCCGCCGGGGGCGTCGTCAGCGTGCGCGAAGTCGAAGCGGGAGACGGCGTCGACGATCAGGGCGTCCAGGTCGGCGGCGAGGCCGGGGTGTTCCAGGCGGACAGCGTCGGCGTAGGCGCGCACGGCGGGGACCGTGTAGCGGTCGTGGGTGAGGTCGAGGACGAAGTAGGAGCAGTCCGCGTGCTTCTCGCCGGGCGCGCTGCGGCCATCGGTGCGGACCACGCGGTAGCGGTCGTCGAGTCGCTTCATCGGCCGGTGCTCCAATCAGGGTCGGATGGGTGTCGGGGCCCGCGCAGGGCGAGCGCGAAGTCAGCGGAGCAGATCGCCCGGCTGTTCGGGTCGCGGTCGGGGTGAACGAGCCAGGAGGCGACCGCCCAGCGGGCCTCGGGGTCGTCGAGCGCGACGAAGGGGCCGGCGTCGACGACGTGGACCCGGTCGACGTAGCGGGGATCGGTCCAGGCGAGGGCGTCGGCGATGAGCCGTTCGACTCCGGCCAGTTCGGCGGTGAGGACGGCGGAGGCCATTTCGCGGTAGCGGTCAGTGAGGATCGCAGCCATACCGCTAGCGTACATGCAGGCCGCTCGGGGTGACGTCGGAAAGATTCCCCGAGAAATCTTCCCGAATCACTTGACGGGCTCGAGTGCGGGGCGTATGATGGGGTTTACAAGGGAGCCGGGAGCGACAGGAGCGCCCGAGACAGGGTCCGACCGAGACCGGCCTCCCGAGGGCGACAGGGTGACGTCGTCAAGAGCAGGCCGAGCGTCCGAGCCGGTATAGCAGCAGAACCACCCGAGGGGATACATGAGGCCCCGAGGGCTGCGAGCGCCGGACGTCACCGCGGCTCGGGGATCAGTCCGCCGGCCCGCCCGCGTCGCGGGATCGGGCCGAGCGGGTCAGTGACAGGCAGCGGCCGCCATCATCGCCTACAAGGGCGGCCCCGAACAGGAGAGCCTCGGCCGACGGGTCGGGGTTCTCCTCGCGTCTAGGCTCGGGCTCCGCGCCGGCCGTGTCCCCGACCTCGTCTGCACCCGATAGCGCAACCGGGCGAGAGACGTGGGAGGGGACTCGGTCGCGTCAGGCCGCTTCTTCGCCGACGATCCAGAGCCGGGAGAACATGCGGCCCGACTCCGTCGCATCCCAGTCGCCGCGCTCTAGCCGGGCCCGGTCGACGGGGTCCAACTCGGCGAGCCCCTCCCGGTAGGTGCGCCGGTTCAGGTGCGGGTTGTCCTCCATGAGCGCCTTGATGAACAGACGGTTCGGGTAGCGGATCATGTGCTCCGGGTCACGGTCGCCGAGCCGGCGGAGCCCGTACCGCTTCTTGACCCAGCCGTGACCTCGGCCACCCGGGTTGGTGCCGGCCATCGTCCGAAGCGGAACGTCCGCGAGGGTCAGTCCGCAGCCCGGACAGGCCGGGAGGGCGACGGCCGGGTCAGGGTCGCCGCAGCGGTCGTCGGCCTCGTCGCCGTCCGAGTGTCGCCACGCGCCCGTCGACTTCTCGACGTCCTCCCCGCAGTTCCGACAGGGGACCGCGGGGCCACGGACCCGGGAGAAGCCCACATAGGTGTAGACGACCGGATCGGGCCAGTGAGTGACCTCGTCGAAGCCGACCGTCTGATACTCGGACGACTGAAACTTCCAGCGGTCATCGTTCCGCGACGCGAAGTTGAACCAGAGGCCCGCCCCGGACGGGAACGTGTACCGATGTCGAGCCTCATGCCACTCCGCGTAGCCCTGCTCGACGAGCGGCATCATCCAGCCCTTCGCCCGCTCGATCAGGCCGCCCGAGTCCGCCAACTGAGGGAAGGTCCGCCGCAACAGGAGCGACTGATAGCCCGGGACGCAGACGTACTGCATGGCGGCCATGAGGAGCGCCGACGACTTCCCGCCGCCCGCCCCGCCGCCGTACAGCCGCTCCCGCTCGTCGCCGAGGAGGAAGGCGTGCTGTCGAGGGGTCGGCTCCTGAGCCCACCAGGTCAGCCCCGGAGCCGGCGGACACGCTTCCCGGAGCGAGAACGCCGGCCCGATCCAGTCGAGGGTCGTCGTCCAGTCGGCGGCGAGCGTCAACCGCGCGGGCGCGCGTGTACCGGCAGGAACTACAGGACGGGTGCGGGGGTTAGTGGCGGTCGGCATCGGGTGGCGGCGGTTGGGGGTGTGCCCGGTCGTAGCGGTTCGGGGGCGGGGGTTGGGGGTCGAGGCGGCCTATCCGGTCGTCGAGCGGCGGATGGGTGTGGTCGGGGTTGCGTTGGCTGATCTTGTCGAGGACTTGGGCGGCCCGGTCGTAGCGGTTCGCTCCTCTCCCCTTCGCCGGGCCCCGCTTCTTGGCGGTCTGCCGATGGTTCGTCTTCGGTCCGGCGAGGAGGTCGTCTCTGATCTGGCGGGCGAGGCGGGCGAGGGTCCGGTCCCGGTAGAGGCGGTCGCCGTAGTGGGCCTGCCAGCCGCGGCCGTGATGCGCTTCGATGTCGGGAAGCCCGTCGATCGAGATGATGCCGAGCGATCCGGCTCGGGAGGTTGAGACGTGAGCCCCGGCGAGTCCCATCGGTCAGGCCGGGACGTAGCGGACTCTGGGCGTGTCGGCGGGGAGGTACAGCGGGTGGCGGGGTTGTCCGCCCTTCGTGTAGCCGAGACAGAAGACGGGCCCGCGGTCGCGCTGTTGGAACAGGAGGGCCTCGACGTGTGCCCGTCGCGGGGCGAGGGCCCGGTCCGCTCCGTGCGATCCCCAGGCGGCGATGATCGCGGCGGACGTGCGGGCGGCGGACGCGATCGCTTGATCGTTCTCGGGGCCAACCGGGTCGCCGGGGTCGGCGAGATGTGCGGGGCGGGTCGCTCGGCGGGCGAACAGGTTGACGACGATCAGGGAGTTGTATCCGAGCCGCCGTGTGAACCCGATCACGCGGCGGATGGTGGGGTCGTCGACGTCGTCGGTCGCCGTGGACGGGTTCAGCATCACCCAACAGAGCCGACTGAGGACCTGTTCTGGTCGTAGCCCTACCGGCCGGTGGAGCGTGTAGCGGTAGTCGTCGGTCATCGGGTGATCTGGCGACGGATCGACTCCACCGGGACGCGGTCGACGACGGTCGTCCGGCGGGCGAGGTCCGGGTCAGGGTCGAGGCGGAGGAACACGCGGACGGCCTCGGCTCGGGTGAGGGGCTCGGCGCGCTTCGCCCGATACCGGACGGCCCCGAACGCGAGGGCGAGGAAGCCGGCCAGCATGACGGCCATGAGGCCGGGGATCAGGAAGGCGGGGACGTGCCAGACGGCGGTCGGATCAGGCATCGGTGCGGGTCTCCTTCGGGGGGGTCACGGATATGCGGGCGGTGAGGGCGTCCAGTTCGGCCCGGACGGCGTCGAGGGCGACGGTCTCGGCGGTGAGGGCGTCCGTGTGCTTGGCGATCACGTCGAGGCCGTGCTCGTTCGCTGAGAGCCGCCGCACTTCCTTATCGAGCCGGGCGGTCTCGACGAGGACGTAACCGAGGCCGGCGAGCAGGCAGATATCGGCGAAGACCCGGAGGAGAGCGAAGATCATCGGCCGTGTGCCCGCTGTGAGCGACGGGTGGCGGTCCGCATCTTCCGGCGGGCTCGACGTTCAGCCTTCACGGCCGCCGGCCGGCGGCCCGTCGCGAGAGCGGTCCCCGACCCGTCACGGAGCCGCTTCCGATGCTTCGACGGCGGCGGAGTCGCCTTGACTCTCGGCTTGTAGACCTTGGCGAGATTTCGGCCGAAGGCGTCACGGACAGTGTCGCGGAAGTTCACGGCGGGGCCTTTCTATGGCGGTCGTCTCGATCGGCGGTTCTACGGCCGGTGGAGGCGGCGGGGTCGGGGTGCGGCGTCTGTAGGCGGCCTGAGCGATGGTCGTCGCTCTGGGGAGTCTGGGGGCGGTCCAGCGGGGCCGGCGACGGGGCCGGTCGTAGCGGCTCGTGCCCACATGGTCTATCCGGGCGGGCGGTTCCCTGCGACGGACGACGACGATGCTCCGGGCGGCCTCCTCGCCGAACGGGTCATGAGCGACGAGATACAGGGCGGCGGCGGCGGCGACCGGGGCGGAACCGGCGATCGCGCCGAGGACCTGACCCGTCGTCCCGGCGACCGCCATCGTCCCGAAGCCGTACAGGGCTCCGGCGGAGACGGTCGGGATCGTCCGCCAGGTCGACCGGGTGAAGGCCACCGCGGCGGCGAGGAGCGGGACGAACAGGACCGTCGACACGGTCACGGTCCAGCAGGCGAACAGGACGCAGAGGACCGGGCCGGCGGCGAGCCTGACGGGAGCCCATTCGTCCGCGCCGCAGTGACACGGCCGGAGCGGATTGCACAGGGCCACGCTAGGACTCTCCCCGGTAGCGGTGCTCGGCGCACCATTCGGTGGCGGGGATCGTCGGGAACTCCGACAGAATCTGTGTCGCCTTGATCGGCCCGTCCCCCGTCAGGGCGTGACCGTGCGACACGAACACGTCATGAACGAACACGGCGGGCGGGCGAGCGCGACACGAGATGACGTCGGGCCCGTTCGGGGAGGGTCGCCCGAGCCGACAGTTCCCGCAGGTCGGCTCCGCGCCGGCCGCGACGAGCGCCGGGAATAGCCGCTCCCCTGAGTCAGTCATCATCGAATCTCCAATGTTCGGGCCGGCGGCCATGCCGGCGGATCGTGACCCGTTCCCGGGAGCCGTAGCCGGGGAGACGGTCGGTCATCCAGGCGACGGTCGCCACGGCGACACTCTCCGGGACCCGGACGACGACCGTGATCGTCGCCTCGCCGGGGGCGGGCGGCTCGACCGCGTCGAGGGCCCGGTATGTGCGCTGCGCCGCCCGGTGACAGGCCAGCCCGTAGCGCTGCCCGGGACGGCGGGGCTCTAGGCCACAGGGACAGTCGTTCACAGCCCGACCCCCTCGACCTGAGACCGTTCGCCGAGGACGAGCACGCCGAGCGGGTCGCCGGGGACGGACTCGGGCATCAGGATCGGGTGCGGGGGGAGAATGTCCGGGCGGAACGACGGCGGGACAAGGCGGTACGGGAGGGCTCCGGCGATCCGACACTCCCGGACGAGCCGCTCGGCGACCCGGAGACGATTCCGGGCGAGGTCACGCTTTAGGAAGGGGAGTGACGTTCCGTCGGTGTCCTGAACGCGGGCCGCCCAACTCATGCGAGACGGGGCGACGTCGCCGAGGGCGTAGCCGGGCCGCTGATAGTAGATCAGCGCCCAGGAGGCGAACTCGCCGCGCTGAGGTTCCGCCGTGAAGGTGAGGGCGGGAGCGATCACTTCGATCAGGCTGCCGTAGAGCCGTTCGCGGGCCCCCTCCTCGTCTCGGGCGCAGGCGTACAGCATGAAGGCGTGTCGGGGCCGCTCACGGCCGGCCACCGTGGCGGTATCGGTGAGGATGACGTCTAGGGCGGCGACGACGGCGACGGGCATGGTGGGGTCTCCTCGGGGGTCGTAGTCGGATGGTACCGCTAGAGTGCGCGGCGGAAGACGGTCAGGTCCTCGACGGGGACCCGATCCCGGTTAGCGCCGTGACGGAGCCCGGCGGCGGTGACCTCGATCCGGTCGACCTCGTCGAAGCCGACCGAACGGAGGACGGCCCGATGCCAGGCCGTGACGGGTGACGAGGCGACCCTGCCGCTACGGCGACGGTCGGCGCTGTTCTTCGTGTTCAGGACGAAGGGCGCTCCCGGGCGGAGGACTCGGGCGACCTCGCCCCAGGCGGCGACGTGAAGGTCGCGGTAGGCGTCCGTGTCGAAGTGCCATCGGGCGGTGGACCGTGCCGGGAGGCGGGCCTCCCGGTCGCCGATCCGGGCGCGCATCGCGTGCGAGTAGGTGTGACGCCGTGACGTCTCCCAGGCCGACGACACGAAGGAGTCATTCATCCCGTTCCCGTAGGTCGGGCTAGAGCAGCCCCCGTCGAAGGTGCCGTCGGCGAAGGGGAGACAGGTGGCGTCGCCGGCTGCGACGATGTCGGGCCGTTCGATGAAGACCGCCGTGATTTCGACCCCGACCGCGACCGACCCTGACCGTTCGGCGATGAGCGCGAGCCGTTCCCCTGTCCCGGCGAAGGGGTCGAGGATCAGACGGCAGCCGGTCAGCCTGTCGGCGATGACGTCGAGCAGGGCGGGCGTGTAGCGGGCCGGGTGAGCGGCGGCGTCGACGGTCACGGCAGGCCGAGGAGCGCACCCCGGCAGCCCTTGATCCGCTGCGCGAGCCACCAGGAGCCGGCCTTGTCGGGATGCACCCCGTCGGGTCGGTTCAGGGCCGGCGTCGAGACGTCGCAGACGGCGACGCCGGGGATCGCCCGCATCGCTGCGTCGTACAGGGGGCGGACCCCTTGAAGGGTCACCATGCACGTCCGACCTCGACAGGCGGCCCCGACCGCGGCGGCCTGTTCGGCGGGCGTCGCCGTCCCGTTCGTCCCGACGAAGACCCATAGGACCCGAGGCGAACCCGAGGCGAGCCCAGCCCAGGTGAGCGGGGAGGAACCGGACCAGCCGCGCGCCCCTTCGATCGACGATTCTGTCTGCGCGCCGAACAGGGTCGAGTCGCCTACGACATCGACCGGGGGCGGAGGAACAGGGATGCCGGGTGGCGGTCCGCATCCGGCGAGCGCCGTGAGGACGACGGCCGAGACCGCGATGATGACGAGAAGGGTCCGGCGCTTCACGGCGGGTCCCCTCCTGCGGCTGCCCGTAGGCGTTCGATCTCATCGGCTGCCCACGCAAGGGCTTCGGACAAGGCTCGCCAGAAGGAGGCGTTGCCGGGCTGGTCGTAGCGCGAGGTCGATAGTGAGTCCGCCGCGAGCTTGCGAAGATCGAATCGGTCCGCCATTACGGGGTGTCCTCTCCTACGTCTCGGGCCGCCTTCTCGACGTCGAGGGCGAGGCGAACCCGTTCGAGCATCGCGGCGACCCTGTCTCCCGACCAGTAGCGCCAGCCGATCGCGGTCGGTGTCCAGAGCAGGGCCCGGCGGCCGGTCTCGGTGCGGGCGTAGAAGCCGGGGATCGCCTGAACCATGCCGGCGGTCGTCAACTCGTGCCGGCGTGTCCGGACTCCCGAGGGGGAGTAGGCGTCGAGCGTGTCGACGAGCGCGAAGTCCGGGGTGCCGACCTCCGGAGCCCAGGCGTACAGCCATTCGGCATCGTCGAACATCTCGGATCGCGGCTCGGGGGCCCCCGGGCGGGCCTGTAGCCGGCGCTGCGCGTTCAGACAGAGGCGGACGAGGACGACCCAGCGGAGCCGCGCCGCGTTCGTGACACTCGCCGCGGCTTCGTGGGAGGTCTCCGGGTCGGTGAGGCGGGCCTGAGCCTCGTCGAAGGGAAGCGGAACGTCGGTCATTAGAAAGGCTCCTCGCCCGACTCGCGGAGGGCGTGCTGTTCGCGGTAGGCGTCGAGGTCGGCGCGATCCGTGGCGTCCATCGCCCCCCAGGTGGTCTGCGCCCGGATGGCTTGCGCGACGGCGAGCATCGCGTAGGCCTGAGCCCGCGCCGCGTAGAAGGCGGCGGCGGCCAGGTCGGCCGGATGCGACGAGGCGGCGGCGATGTCGGCTTCGGCTAGCGCCGTGTAGTCAGGCTCCATGAGAGGGCTCCATGATCGTCAGGGTACGGATGGGGAGGGTCAGGGTGCGGCCGTCGTCGAGCATGACACGCGCCCGCGTCCGACCTCGGGTGCGGCGACCGTGACGTCCGGCGAGGTCCCGAGGTTCCCCGGGGGCGGGCGGCCAGTAGATCAGGTGACCTATCCGGCCATCCGCGAGGAGGACCGCAGCGCGGCGCTTGGCGGCTCTCGGGCTCATGCCGACGTCGCCAGGATTTCGCGGATCGAACAGGTGGCGAGGTCCGAGTAGTCGTCGTCGAGGTCGAGGGTCAGGCCGGCGAGGTCATCCCAATCGGAGCCCCACAGGGCCGACGGGTGTTCCCCGACGATATGCGTGGCGACGTCGTCGGCGGTCGAGTCGGTGAGCCCGTTCTCGATCCACCAGCGGACCGTCGACGCGGCGACGTCGAGGAGGCGGGCCATCCCGCGGAGCGACGTCTCGCCGCGCCGTTCGCACCAGGCGGCGAGAGGGTCGAAGGGGAGGTAGCCCGTCGGGGCCTTAGCCGGCATGGCCGTCTTGACGTTCCTGCTCGGCGCGGCAGCCGAGGGCGTCCACGCAGCGGACGAAGGCGGGGGAGCCGTCGTCGAGGCGGATCGGGGTGCGGAGCCGGTCGGTCCGACCGCAGTTACGGCAGGGCTCGGGCCAGCGGGAGCCGAGGGAGACGTGTTCGACGTGACCGTGAGGGTTGGAGGTCGTCAGGATGCAGGTCGAGCCGAGGCGGGAGTCAGGGTCGACGGTTCCGCAGCGGTCGGTCGGGGGCTTACCTCGGGCGCTCATGACCGGTACTCTAGCGCGTCGTGTTCCACGCGTCAAGGACTCTAGCGCGGGTCCTCGGTGGCGGTCGTGTCGATCGCGCCGGCCGCCATGATCGCCCGAGCCTGCTTATCGCCGGCCTCGGCCCGCGCCTCGATCACGGCGGCCAGCCGTTCGGCCGGAGACCAGAGGTCGATCCGTTCGGACCGGATCGACAGAGGGGCGTCGGCGTCTCCGGCGATCGTCAGCCGCGACGACGTCGGAGCCCCCCAGCGGTCAGGCCAGCGGCGCTCCATGAACCATCGAAGCATCTGCTCCGACGGGTCGAGGAAGTGACCGTTCAGCCGGCCGCCGCGAACGTGTTC